GGCGACGGCTGGGCCTACAAGATTGGCGACGAATCCGTCGACAAGCGCGGCCAGGGTGCGGCCGTCCAGGCGCAGGCGAGTGCGGTACTGACCAACTATCAGAACGCCATCCGCCCCCTGCAGGGCTATGGCCGACAGTACCGGCAGAACCCCTACGCCGTGGGGGTGGAGGTATAGGTGCTGACCAGTCAAGACCGCGCCCGCATGACAGCCGACCTGCAAGCTATCCGTGACGACCGCCCGGTCAGTATCGCTATCCGGCGCAACAACTCGACGCTGGCGGTGCAGACCGTGCGTATTGCCCGCGGCGGCAACATGCAAGCCGCCGTCACCGACACTGACGGGCTACAGGCGTCGGTAGGCGCGGTAATCGTGGTGGGCGATGCAACCCTCGACATCCAGCCGAACGACAAGTTCACCGTCGGCGGGGCGCTGTACGAGGTAATTGCCCTCCATCCCAACCGGGACCATGGCACACAGGCGCAAGCCAGGCAGGTGCACTGATGCCACAAGCACAGGCGGGCATCCGCTGGACCACGCCACCCAGCGAGTTGGCAACGGCCATCGAACGCTACGGCGACCGTGTACTGACGGCTGTAGCGGCAGTGGCGCAGTACGTCGCCACCCAGATGCAGAACCAGGCCAAGGTCGATGCGCCCTGGACGGACCGCACCGGCAACGCGCGCACGGGGCTGTTTGGGACAAGCGAGGCGGACTTCGGGGCGAAGGTCGTGACTATCTACCTGAGCCACGGGGCGACCATCGACTATGGGATTTGGCTGGAGCTAGCGCACTCGTCCAGGTATGGGGTAATCATGCGCACCATGGAGAGCCACTATGAACCGCTGATGCAGATGCTGCGGGAGGCGTTCGCATGACCGCCTACGCCACCATTCTCGCTGCCCTCCAGGGCGACACTACACTGGCCGGCATTCTCACCGGCGGGCTGTACGACGGCACGGAGATTAATGACATCTCCCGCCAGGCGACGCCGGCAGCGTACGACCAGTACAGCGAGCTGTTGCCCTGTGCCATTGTGAAGCCTGAGACGCAGGCGCCGGCCGGCCCGCACCCCGACGGCTCACGGCTGTTTGTGACGGTATGGTTCTACCAGCAGTCCGGCAGCGCCGCGATCGACGCCGGCCGGGAGCGGGCCTACCAGCTACTGCACCGTGCTACCTTGGCCGGCAGTGACGGTCTGTGGGACGTGCGGCACGCCAACGACCTGCTGGGTATCGAGATGCAGGCGCTGGACGTGCCGGCGATTATGTCACGTTACGTAGCGACGGTGAACAGGGGCTGACATGGCAGGGTACGGTGACTTCCCCTTCGGCCTGCGCCAAATCGCCCTCTACGACACGGCGGGCGCAAACAAGGTGCTCTTGCCGGCAACGCTGATGCTGCACGTCACCCCGCTGCTGGAGACGGCCCGCTTCGAAGCTGACGGGCACCTGGTAGGCGCAGCGGGGTTCGTGGCCGGGGCCGAGTGGGAGATGGAGGCGGGCGGCATCAGCTTGGAGGCGATCGCCAAGTTGACCGGCGGTACGGCCAGCCAGGTGGGCAGTACGCCCAACCGCACGCTCACGCTGAGCCAGGACGCCGGGGCACAGATGCCCTATCTGCGCATCGCCGGCCGGGCGGTGAGTGCTAGCGGCGGCGACGTGCTCTGCAGGCTCTACCGCTGCAAAGTGGAAGCACTGGAGGGCACGTTCCGTGACGGTGAATTCTGGGTAACCTACGCGAAGGGGGTCGCCGTGTCCAACGGTACCGTCGTGTATGAGTTCGTGCAACAGGAAAGTGTGGCGGCGCTCTAGCCGCGTAAGTAAGAGGAGAGACACAACATGCCATTAACAAGCAACACAAAGCCTTTCGGCCTGCGCCAGGTAACGCTCGTACCGCTGCCCTCGGGCACGGCCGTGGCGCTCAGCGCAGCGCAGACACTGAGCTTCAAGGAGGCGCTGACATCGGGCGAGCTTCGGGGTAACGACGCGACTCAGGCCATTGCCGCCATCGTGGACAAAGTGGAGTGGAGCCTGGAGGCGGGCGGTATCAGCTTCGATGCCATCAAGGTGCTGACTGGCCGCACTATCTCGGCGTCCGGCACCACGCCCAACCAGAAGAACACCATCCTTGCCAGGGCCGGCGACACCTATCCGTACTTCAAGATCTACGGCAAGGTCGTCAACGACGACGGATCGGATATCCACGTGCTCATCTACAAGGCGAAGCTAACCGACGGCCTGGAAGGCGAGTGGAAGGACGGCGAGTTCTTCATCCAGTCCGCCAGCGGCATCGCCATCGACGACGGGACAAAGCTGTTTGAGATGGTGCACAACGAAAGCGCCACTACGGTTCCTGCGAGCTAGTGGCCTGCTGGAAGTTCAACGGGAATGGCAGCCCGTTAGCGATGACATAGGCGTCATAGGCGCGGGCTGCATCAATCTCGAAGTAAAAACGACCAATGAATTTCTTGGTCTTGTTCACCTGAATCTGAACCTTCCACTTCTTGGCTTTAGTGTCGTAGTGGACGCCACGGAAGTCAGAGGTCTTGGAGCCAACCGACAGATTATGCATCGTCCAGTTGTCGTCAGGCACATCATTAATATACGCATAGGGGCCAAAGAGATGACGGGCCGCCGCGTTGTATGCCCTGGCCGCATCCTGCTCGCTATCGTACAGACCAAGATAGCGCCTATATTCGTCGCCTTTCTTGATGTGCGCCTGCCAGCGATTAACCTTCCTGTTAAGCGACACTCCTTTGTACTGCGAAGTCTTTGGACGCTTCTCTGGATGGCGATTGTAGTTGTTCTGAGCTGTGGTCACGACGCGCAGATTCTCGCGCCGGTTGTCGAGTCCGTCCCCGTTGACGTGATCGACCGTGACCGGGCCGGAAGCATTCAGCACGACGCGATGCATGTAAATGGTGACGTTAGCACTTCTGCGCATGGCGTAACCCTTGGGATCGTAAGACCACTTGTGCTTTGCCAACCAGTCGTAATCAGCATCGTCAACGGCTGCGAACTTGCCTTGGGACAGGGGAATTTGCTTCGACAATGGACGCTCCTTTCAGGGCGAATGAGTTCGTTTACATCTGTATGATAGCATATCTGTTTCGTTTTGTACACTGCGGAGAATAGTCACATGAACTTAGCAGAATGGCGCGCACGACAGCAGCAAGGGGAGGCGTTTACCCTCCCCTCTGGCCTGGAAGTGCAGCTGAAGAAAGTGGCGCTGATGGACCTCGCGCAGGCCGGCCAGATCCCGACCACGCTGCGGGCGCCGGTGGCGGAGATGCTCAAGCGTAAGCCGGACCAACCGGTCGACCTGGCCGACGTAGAGAAGTTCGGGCAAGTGCTCGACATCGTGGTCAAGGCGTGCATTGTCGCACCCGTAGAGTTGGAAGTCGTCGAGCTGAGCAGCCACGACAAGCAGGCTGTATTTAACTGGGCCAACCAAGCGGCAGGCAGGCTGGAGCCTTTTCGTCACCAACCGAACGGAAGTGTGGAATCTGCATTCACTGTCGGTGACCTACCACCGGCGACCTAGCGAGGTCATCGGCATAGACGACCCCTGGGCGGCCTACCAGTTCGACATGGCCGTGGCGCAGTTTGGGGCCTGGGTGGAAGGCAAGCTGAGCGAGCGGGATAAGGCTGGCAAGCCGAAACACTCCCTGGCAAAGCTGTTAGGCGACGAAGCGGCACAGGTACAGGAGTACGCACCGGTCAGCGCCGTGGGACTGCGCAAAGTGCGGGTGAAAGAGGACGGAACGTGGGACGAGGAGTAGGGGGCAAATAATGCCAGGTGGTGTTTCACTCGGCAGTGCTCATGGCGAGATCGTCATAAGTACCGACCAGGCCGAACAGAATATCCAGTCCCTCGCCGATTCCATGCGCAAGGCCGGCACGGCCATGTCGCTGGGCGTCACAGCGCCCCTGGTGGGCATCGCCGCCACGGCCATCGACAGCGCCGCCGACTTCGAGCAATCACTCAACATCATGGCGCAGGTCAGCGGCGCGACGGCCGACCAGATG